GCGCGCCAAGCGCTATCTCGCTAAGCAGGCGATGAAGCACTCCAACGAGATGTACTTCGCCGCCGCGCCGACGCAGGACCAGGCCCGCAAGATCTGGTGGGACGACCTGTGCGCCATGACGCTATCGGCCAGCCACCCCAAGGCGCCGCGAGTAAGCCCGCAGCCGGTCATCTTCCTACCCAACGGAACCGAGATACACATAATCGGCCTGGACAAGCCGCAGCGCATCGAGGGCATCCCCTGGACTGGCGGCGTCATCGACGAGATCGCCGACATCAAGCCAGAGGCGTGGGAGGCGAACATCCTCCCGGCACTGAACACCGTCACGCCTAAGCGCCCCGACTATCGCGCCTGGTGCTGGCTGATCGGCGTGCCGGACGGTCTGAACCACTACTACGAGCTGTACCAGTATGCGCTGACCAGCGGTGACCCCGAGTGGGCTGCGTACCACTGGAAGAGCGCCGACATCCTGCCGCCCGACGTGATCGAGTCGGCCAGGCGGGTGATGAGTCGCAAGCAGTATTTGCAGGAGTTCGAGGCCTCGTTCGAGACGGCTACCGGGCGGATCTATGAGGACTACGGCGCCGAGAACGCCACCGCCGAGGCCATCCAGCCTCACGAGCAACTGCTGTGGATGCACGACCAGAACTTCACGCCGTTGTCGTCCGCGATTGGCGTCAGGCGTGGCGATGACCTCTACCTGCTCGATGAGATCGTGCTGGAGAGCGCCATCAGTCGGCAGAGCGCCCTGGAGTTCGTCGAGCGCTACAAGGACCACCAGAACAAGCACGTGCTGATCTACGGCGACCCTGCGGGCCGGGCCGGCGAGAAGCACGGCCACGCCTCGGATTACACCGAGATTGAGGACGTGCTCAAGGCCGCCGGCTGGAAGTTCACCCGCAAAGTGAAGAAGGCAGCGCCGGCCATCAAGGACCGCCAGAACGCGGTTCGCGCCCGCATCTGTACCGCCGACGGTGAGCGTCACCTGTTCGTCAATCCGCAGACGGCGCCCTGGTGCCACAAGGGCCTGGCCACCGTGCAGCTCCAGAAAGGCAGCACGTTCCAGGAAGACCAGACGAACCAGTACCAGCACATCACCACCGCCATCGGCTACATGGTCGAGGCGACATGGCCGATCAACCGCCAGGCCACCGGCATGAAACGCATCCGAGGACTCGCCTGATATGCCCGTCACCACGACCCACCCCCAATACGATGCACGGCTCGCCGATTGGGAGCTGATGCGCGACAGCCTCGAGGGGGAAGGCGCGATCAAGGCCGCGGGCGCCGGCTACCTGCCCAAGACCTCCGGGCAGCTGGCCCTGGAGCACCAGGCCAAGACCGACGAGAGCGCGATGCTGACGGCCGACGAGGCCCGGGAGATCTACCGAGCCTACAAGGGGCGCGCCCAGTACCCGCTGTGGGTGAAGGACAGCCTGCGCACGATGACGGGGCTGGTGTCTCGCCAGGAGCCGGAGATCAGCCTGCCGGGGCCGCTCGCCGCCCTCGAGGACGAGGCCACGGCCGATGGGTTCCCGCTCAAGACGCTGTTCCTGCGCGCTGTGCTCGGCCTGCTGGCCTATGGCCGCCAGCCATTGCTCGCCGACTGGGATGGCGAGGGCCGGCCCTACGTGGCCGCCTACGGCGCCCTGGACGCCATCAACTGGCGTGAGGCCGACAACAACGGCCGCCGGGATCTGGTGCTGAGCGTGCTCAAGGAGGCTGTCCACAAGGGCGACGAGTTCAGCCACGACAGCGAGGCTCGCTACCGGGTACTCGACCTGTTCGAGGGCGCCTATCGGGTGCGGCTGCTGGCCGACAACGGCGAACCGGTCGAGGACGAGTCGACGCCCGGCACCGACCAGGGTCCGCTCGACTTCATCCCGCTGGTCTACCTGGGCAGCACCGACAACAACGCCGACACCGACGAGATCCCGCTGCTGACCATGGCGAAGGCCGCCCTCAAGAGCTACCAGCTCTCGGCGGACTACTACACCAGTCTCCACTACACCGCCCACCCGCAACCGTGGGTGGCCGCGGACCTCGGCGACAAAGACCTGAGTGTCTCAGGGCCGATGGCCGCCTGGATGATCCCGGAAGGCGGCCAGGTCGGCTATCTCGAGTTCGAGGGGGCGGGCGTCGAGGCCACGCGCACCGCCATGCAGGACCAGCGCAACACCGCGCTGGAGGCCGGGGCTCGGGTGATCGACGCCGGCGCCGACGAATCCGGCGAGGCCCGCAAGGCCCGCCAGAGCGACCAGCACACCAGCCTGTACAGCGTCGTGGTCACCGCGGCCGAGGGCATCGAGCAGCTGCTGCGTTATTTCGGCCGCTGGCTGAACCTGCCGCAGTCCGACATCGATGCCATCACGTTCAAGGTCGAGCCAGAATTCAGCAAGGCCGAGATCGACGCCGCGATGATGGGCATCGTCCGCGATCTGCGCCTGGCCGACGAGGTGCCGCAAGCAGTGCTGTTCGAATCACTGCGCAAGGCTCAGCTCACCAGCCTGACCGACGAGGAGCTGCTGGCCCTGCTTGATGGCCAGGTGACCAACGATGAGTGATCGCGAGGACGCACAGCGCCGGATCGTCACGGCCCTGGCGCAGCATGTCTCATACCTGCATCGCACCGGGACGGCGCACGTCAACAAGGCGCTGGCGATCATCGACGAGATGAGCGCCGAGATCCCGCGGGAGATCGGCGAGCGCCTCGACAACCTGACGCCGGCCGAGCTTCAGGCATTCGCCCGGGGCCGCTACCACACGACCCGACTCAAGGGGCTGCGCGACGCCATCGACCGATGGGCGGCGACGCTGGGCGAGCGCATCGAGGCCATGAGCATCGAGGAGCTGTCGAGCCTGGCCGACCAGGAGGCCGGCTACGTCCGAGACCTCATCGCTCAGGCGGTGGAGGGCGACATTCCGTCGGCGCCCGCCGCGGCATCGGCTGCGCTTGCTCGGCCGGTGATGGGGGGGTTCGTCGAGGACATGCTGGCCGACATCGGGCCGGCGACCCGCAATCGGGTGTACAGCACCATCCGCCAAGGCGTCAGCGAGGGGCAGAGCAACAGCCAGATCATCCGGGCTCTACGCGGGACGCCGGCGCTCAAATACCGCGACGGCGTGCTGCAGACGACGCGCAACAACGTCGACAACGTGGTGCGCACCGCCCGGCAGCACATGAGCAACGAGGCCTACCGGGAGACCTACAACGCCCTTGGCGTCACGCATGTGGTCTGGGTGGCTCAGCTCGAGGGTCGGACTTGTCGCCGCTGCGCCCCGCTGGATGGCCGGCGCTGGAAAATCGACGAGCCGCACCCCGAGCCCCCGCTTCACCATCGCTGCCGCTGCTGCCTGGCGCCCTCGCTCGATGGCGACATCATGGGTCAGCGGCCCTACGTGCGCGCCCTCAAGGTCAAAGGGCGAGACGATCGGGCCAAGTTCCGCAGCATCGGCAACATGACCAAGAAGCAGCGCGAGGCGGCCGGCCTTGAAGTCGGCCAGGTCGGCGCCGGCACGACCTACTCGGATTGGTTCTCGCGCCAGAGTGCGCGGTATCAGCGCGAATGGCTGGGCGACCGGCGCTACCGGCTCTACAAGGAGGGTGGCTACAGCCTGGACCGGTTCACCGACCCGCGGCAGCGCGAATACACCCTGGACGAGCTGCGCGAACGCGACCGCGAGACATTCGCCGAGGTGTTCGGCGAGGCGGCATGAGGTAGGCTGAGGGCATGACCCCCGCCGACCCCGACTTCATCACCTGGTGGCGACTGTGGCGCCTGCTGCAGTCCGGCAGCGGCACGCTCGCCGACCAACTCCAGGCCCGCCTCTGCTGGAACCTCGCCTTCGAGGTTCGACGCCGCCTCGGCGACCTCGAGGACTGACCAACGATTCAACCCAAGCCCCGCCACTGTGCGGGGCTTTTCTATGGCCGCCCATCGAGGCGGCTTTTCCATGCCCGGATGCTCCGGGCGCCACTCGCAATACCGGCTGCGCCGGGAGGACGTAATGGACGAACTGCTGAAACTGCTGGAATCGACCGTCGAGGACGACGAGCAGCGCCAGGCGATCACCGACGCCATCAAGAAGGACCGTGCCGGTCTGGAAACGAACAAGCAGCAGGTGCTCGACGAGCTCAAGCAGGAGCGCGATTCGCGCAAGAAGATGGAAGGCACGCTGACCCAGTTGCAATCCGCCTTCGGCGAGCGCACTCCCGAGGACGTCAAGGCGATGATGGATCGCCTCGAGAACGACGAGATGGCTCGCCTGGCCGCCGAGGGCAAAACCGACGAGCTGCTCAAGAAGCACCGCGAGAAGTGGGACGCCGAGCGCAAGAGCTCCGAATCCGCCCTCCAGAAGCAGATCGACGACCTCGCCAAGGAGCGCGACGGCCTCAGCCAGCAGCTGACCCAGGAGCTGGTAGACAACCGCGCCATGGCCGCTGCATCGAAGGCTGGCGTGATCCCCGAGGCAATGGACGTCGTCAAGATGCTGGCCAAGAGCCAGTGGGAGCTCGAGG